TTCAACTTTTTCTTATGCTGATGCTTATTTTAGGCCACACGTTATTTTGGATATTTCTGATAATACATCTACAGTTGATTTTGTTGTACCATTTAGATGGTATAGAAATTCATGTGATCCATTCGAGAGGATTGTTGGTATACAAGTGATGGTTTTGGAACCTTTGCAAGGCTTGACATCTGCTAGTTTCACAGTAACAGCATTTTTGGAAAATCAGGAATTTAGATTTTTGAGACCCACGGATGCAACTGCGTTGAGACAGACACAAGGTTTGATTGACGTCACTAGTATTAGTAACACATTGAGTAACATTGAGACTGCTAACTTGCCTATGGAAATGGGTGGAGATGAGTTTGATTTGAAGTTTGGAATGGATGATGTGGGCGTAGGGAATAATCCAAATGCTTATTTAGTTCGTTTTAATACTTTGAATAATTCTACAAATCCACATTCAATTGAAAAGGTAGCTTTGCATGCGTCGACTGTTATGCCATCAACATATGATGTGTTTAACACTAAAGTGGATGAGATGTCAATAAAGCACATATTTTGTGAACGAGAGTATTTTTATGATACTCCTCAAGTGTCAACAACAACGACACCTACATCACAGATATTTGCTATGCCGTTGGCACCAAATCCACGCACAGTAGTTAACCAACAAGCATTATCAATTGCAGATTTTTATTCGTCATATTCTAAATTTTGGCGAGGTGGAATGAAGATTAAGTTGAGGTTTTTCATGAATAGATTCCAATCAATAAAGGTTTATGCTGGTTTGTTTTATAAAACGGTCACACCAACTACGTTCTCAGATTGGTCATCGTCACACGGAGTTATTTTAGACATTGGTGGAGATCAGCGCGAAGTTATTGTGGAAATACCATATAATGCCGAAACACCTTGGCTCCAAACTTTGCACGCGTCTACTGATGTTACAGCACCATCACCTAATTATTTGTCGATATTTTATCATATCTTAGGTCAATTTTCATTATATGCTATTACACCTTTGGTATCACCTTCAGGATCACCGAG